GATAAGCGACCGGCAACCGGAAGAGGACCGGGCCGATAACATCCCGGACAAGCATATAAAGGCCCGCCGGACGAAAAACGTTCATTTTGACCGGCGGATAAAATCGGAGCTGCACCTGGAAGAGTGCTTGCCCTGGCATTTTGAGAAAGGGGCGGCTTATCACTGTATCAGTCATGGGGACGTTGACAGCCTTACTTATCTTCGTGTGATCGTGAAGCAACAACCGGTAGAATATGTTCTAATTTCTACCTGGTGTATGGCAATTACCGATGTTAAGGAGGTGGAGAAATGGCTGGAGAGAAAAGACATAGGGCACGCGGATTTTTATGTAGGTGAAATCTTTCAAGGTTCCTATGCGGATGTTTATTTATACTTAAAGAAGGTGGCGGAACGTTTCGGATCGCGTGTCTGTATCTTCCGTAACCATGCTAAAGTAATGGCCGGTTTTGGTAACGCTTTTGATTTTGTAATAGAAAGCTCGGCCAATATAAACACCAATCCGCGAACGGAGCAGACCTGTATAACGATAGATACCGGGCTGGCCCGCTTTTATAAAGAGTTCTACGATGAAATAAACAATTTCACGAAAGATTTTGATAATTGGAAACCATATACTCTAAAAAGAGATCAAGCAAATGACGAAGTTATTTAATAAAAGCGGTGACGGGGCCGGTGAAATAGTCCGTGTCCTGGGCCTGATCGATGACGATCTTGATTTTACCAAGTGGGAACCTATCTTACCGCTGGGGATTCGGGATTTACAGGCTATCATCGGGGCGGAACCTATAGACGCGGTAGATAAGTATTACCGTGAAGATCATGCGGACGGCACGGAATCGGACGGCATGGCGGAAACTTTGCGGCTGATGCAGCAGGCGGTGGCGATGTTTACCTGGTTAAAGGTTATTCCCACTTTGGACGCACAACACGGAACGGCCGGACGTGGCAAGCATTTGGGAGAGAATGAAACGGGCATGACCGCCTTACAGGAGTTCAAGGATGAAGAGAATATCCGGAACCTGGCTTATGAAGCCGTAGACGCGTTGGTGGAGTTAATGGACCGCGAAAAGTTTGATTTCTGGATGAACGGCATTAAGAAAAAGGCTATAAACCGGCTTCTTATTCAGAATAAGGAAACGTTCGATGAATATTATAATATCGGAAGTCATCGGCTTTTCCTGGTGCTTATTCCTATGATCCGGGAAGTCCAGGACGGGCAGATAATACCTGTTATCACCCGGAACCGTTATAATAAACTGATTGAAGGCGATACCGTTTTAACGGAGAAATTGCTGGAATATGTACGCCGCCCGCTTGCACTTCTTACCATAAAAAAGGCCGTTGAACGTTTACCGGTGGAAGTTCTGCCCAGTGGAATCGTACAGGTACAACAGAGCACAACCGTACGGGATAAATTGCGGGCGGAAAAAGAGGCCCGGCAATCGGTTGCTAACAGTCTGGAGCAGGACGCGGCGGCTTACCTGGATGTATTGCAGGATATCATCCGTGAACTGGATGCAGAATCGGAAACGGTGGATTATTATATACCGGGTGTTACCGTACAATCCAGGGGAATAACTTTTTAATGTCCGGACATGGAGAAGTTTACATATAATAGTAAGACGGTGGAGGTCCCTTCCTGTCTGGATGAAGTCAGCGGTGAGCAGTACCGACAGTTTCTTATATTGGCGGTACTGATGAACCGCGGTACGATCAGCCCCGGACAGTTCCGCGTAAAATGGCTTTCTTACCTTCTGGGTATGAAAGCGGATTACACCATGTACCGGCGTGAGATCATCCGAGAGCTGGACGGCCAACTGGAAAAGTTGGACGGCTTTTTCTCTTATACGACCGGTAAGGAGGGCGAGCGTATCGTTACGCCCATTCTGAAAACCGGGCGTAACCTGATGCAGGATTTCGGGGGCTGGCATGGTGTCGGTGACATGCTGAACGGTCTTACTTTCGGTAGTTTTTGTGATTGCCTGGATTTGTTGCAGCAAAGCAAACAGGCGGTGGCGGAAAAGGACGATCCGGCTATAAATGAAATCTTCCAGGATATCACGTTAAAGCTTTACCGGTACAAGGACCCGGAGAAAACGCCGGCCGTTCCTTCCTTGCTTGCCATTCATGCGGTAAATCTCTTTTCCGCCGTTTGGGAAATGGTTCTTTCCGGACCGGTTTATATTGGTGGTGAAGCTATCGACTTTCGGATATTGTTTCAGAAGCTGGCATCCGAGGACCGGAAGGCGGACGATAAAACCGGCTGGACCGGAATAGTCTTTGAAGTGGCGGCTTCCGGTGTGTTCGGTAATAAGAAGGAGGTGGACGATACGCCCTTTTGGGATGTATTGCTTTATCTGTATAAATGTAAGTTTGAGTATTTGCACCAAAAACGTAACAAGAAATGAGAACGACAACAGGAACAAAAAACAAGATTAAGCGATTTGAGGGGTTACGCTTGAAAGCGTATGTATGTGCCGCGGGAGTATGTACGATCGGTTACGGCCACACGACCGGCGTAAAACCGGGTGATGTTATAACCGAGGCCCAGGCCGACGTTTTCTTTGAATCGGATATCAGGGCAGTAGAAAACCAGGTGAACGCGCTTCCCCTTCATCTGGGGCAGTACCAGTTTGATGCGGTAGTAAGCTTTTGTTTTAATGTGGGTATCGGAAAATTCAAAAAATCAACGCTTTATAAGAAGATCAGAGCGGATGCGTATGATTCATCCATACCGGCAGAGTTTAAAAAGTGGATATACGGGGGTGGTAAGATTCTTCCGGGGCTTGTCACCCGCCGTGAATGGGAGGCGAAACGTTATCAGGGATTGACGATATGATAGATATAAAGGTTTACCGTGAATACTGGGAAGGCGTGCAAAAACGTATTCCTGAAATAAAGAAGGTGCTGCCCGTTACCATTGACGAGGAAATGAGTAAGACGATACAGGGACTATCTAAAGGAGAATGTCCGGTGCTCTTTATTCTGATCCCGTCGGGAACGGGTGCCAGCCTTTCGGCTGATAATGTGAGGGAAAATAATTTATGCGTTATTTTCCTTATGAGCAAGTACGATCCCCAACGTAAAGGAGCTTATGAGACTATCGAAGAGGTGCAGCCGATTATGGAGCGTATCAAACAAATGCTGATAGAAGATTCTGCGACCGGTTGCCCTGTTACTAAGGAACTGGATTTAACCAGTCTTTCCACTCTTCCGGAATCCGGCTTTTACCGGACGTTTGCAGGGTGGAGCCTGGCTTTCTCATTTAAAACAAGATGATAATGGATGCTTTTGCGTGGTTTTAGTTAGCTGTCATAGCAGGTATTATTACAATAGGTGTAAATGATGCGTTATGCACCTATTGGAAATATAAATATACCTCAAACAAGAAAAATGAAACTGTTAAGGACGAATCCGGGAAAAGGCACATTATTTCCGGATTTTCAAAAAATGAATAACTGAATGGCCGAGAATTTTAAAACGGATTTCTTTACCGATCGGATCGGGCGTGGAATACAGGATATATTTCAGGCCCAACTGGATATCGCTACCAAACGGATTTACCAGAAAGGCCGTGCGCGGAAGAAGGTACAAGGATATGGAACACTTGTACAAGGGCGGTCCGGTGCATTAATGGCCGCATTGCAGAACCCGAATTATTCGGTCATTCCAGACGGCGAGGGGGTAATCGCCCGTTCTAACCTTCCATTATATACTCGCTTCCTTGACATGAAGAGACACGGTAATTACCAGATTTATAACCGGCAGATATACGGGATTCTGTATCATGATACACTTGGAAAGGTTAAATATGAATATCAGGACTATATAAGGGAAAGAGTAAAAGAAATGTTTGCCAGTTCGCTAAAATAATCGTATTGCTACCTTCCAAAACGATGTTAAAATATAGCAAAATCGCAATAAATATATTTATATTGCTTGTATAATTGTAGCATATTTGCTATATTTGCATTGTATTTAAAAGTTCTTTTATTTTATGAAGTACAATCAACTTTACGCCGAATTAAAGGCGGCAGGTTGTTACGTTGTGAGACATGGCGGAGAACACGATGTTTGGTTCAGTCCCAAGACTGGCAAAAAGTTTTCGATACCCCGTCACGGGTCTAAAGAGGTTTCTCTTCACATAGAACGTAACGCAAGAAAAGTGCTGGGGATTTAATCCCCGCACTTCTTTACTTCATAATTTAAGACTTTTAGGTACGATAGTGGCAGGTAATATTGCCTGCCACATTTAAAAAATAAATAGTATGAAAGTGAATGTTTTGTTTGAACGTGCGAAAGACGGTTATTATTCCTGTTTTATGGAAGAAGAGTTACCGGATTTTGGATTGGCCGGCTACGGAGATACAGCGGAAGCGGCTAAGGCTGATTTTCTGAAATCATACGAGGAAATAAAAGAGATGTTAGCGGAAGAAGGTAAGGAGGTTCCAGTATTGGAATTTTCTTATAAATATGATCTACAATCATTCTTTAATTATTTTTCGTTTCTCAATATTTCAAAAATAGCAGAGGTTGCTGGTATAAATCCGTCTCTTATGCGTCAGTATGCGTCTGGAGTGGCGAATGTCGGTGAAAAACAGTATGATAAAATAAGGATAGCAATAAATAAAATAGGAAATGAATTAGTTTCCGCTCAATTTTGATAATACAACCTGTTATAAGGTTTCTATTATATTTCATAAAAAAGAACTTAATACACCCGATGTATTATTTCGTGAGAAATGATATATCAATTAAGCCCGGCCCAATTCGGGCGGGCTTATTTCCGATTATTTATTATTTGTATCTTATAGTAATTGTATGATATACGAAGATATTTTATTTCTGATCGGCTTTTTCCTGGTAATAGCCTTTTTCGTTGGATGTAAGCATAAACCGACTACTTTATCCGGGTGGCTTGCTTTTGCCTTTCTTTCCTTTACCGTGACGCCTCTTATATCGGTTCCTTTAACCTGGTACGTTTGCCGGAGGCTTGATCGGGTAACAATTAAGGATAAAGGATATTTTGATCCTTCGGACCTTACCTTCAAGAAATAAAAATAGTTCTCTTCTTGTATAATAAGCCTGTAGAATGATTCTACGGGCTTTTTTAATGTCCTTTTCCGCCACTTTACACCAGGATAATTTTGCCTTATAAAATTTACTCTTATGGCAAAATTAAAACCTGACTATATCGAATGGGTGTTAACTCTGAACGCCACCGATGCACAGAAAGAAATACATAATCTTTCGGAAAAGAACAAAGAACTCCGGGACAGCAATAAGGACCTTAAAAAGAAAATGACCGAACTTATTGCTACCGGTAAGGCTGGCGGTAAACAGTGGAAGAATCTTACGGATAGATTAAATGCCAATAATAAGGCTATATCCGAGAATAACAAGAAGATTGCCGAATGTGAGAAACGGCTGGATAAAACCACCATGAGTGCCAACCAGCTGGCAAGGAAAGCAAACGCCTTGCGGAAAGAGCTTCGCGATACGGTGAAATCCTTGCAACCGGAAAAGTATGCCGCCCTGGAGAAGGAACTGAAAGAAGTTGAAAAGGCGTACGGGCAGGCCACGAAAAAGGCGGAAGGTTTCGGCGGTTCCCTTCTTTCCCTGAATAAGATAAAAACGGTTCTGGCTGGTGTGTTTGTCACTATTGGCGCAATGATAACCGGGCAGATTGTCGGGGGGCTAAGGGATGCGATCAGTACTATTATAGAGTTTGAGAAGAAAAATAGTACTTTGGCGGCTATCCTGGGAACCACGAAAAAGAGTATCAAAGATTTAACGGATGAAGCGCGCCGGCTGGGTGCCACTACTTCTTATACGGCCGCACAAGTAACGGCACTTCAGATAGAGCTTGCCAAGCTGGGATTTTTCAAGGAGGATATTAAAGCGATGACGCCTTCCGTGCTGAAATTCGCTAAGGCGGTGGACACGGATCTTGCCTCGGCTGCTACGCTTGCCGGTGCAACATTGCGTATTTTCAATCTTGATGCGGAAGATACGGAACGGGCACTTTCTACCATGGCAATAGGTACAACGTCTTCGGCCCTGAATTTTGAATATCTGAATAGTGCAATGTCTACCGTCGGCCCGGTTGCTAACTCTTTCGGATTCACGATCGAGGAAACGACCGCCCTTTTGGGAGCTTTGGCAAACAGCGGTTTCGATGCTTCATCAGCAGCAACGGCAACACGTAATATTTTGCTTAATCTGGCTGACAGTAGCGGCAAACTCGCGCTTGCTCTCGGTGGTCCGGTTAATAACCTGGATGATCTGGTAAAAGGGCTTAAAAAATTAAACAGCGAAGGAATAGACTTGAACAAGGCCCTTGAACTGACCGATAAACGTTCCGTTGCAGCGTTTAATACTTTCCTTAACGGTACCGATACCGTGCTGGCACTTTGCGACGCGGTAACAGGTGCGGAAGACGATTTTAACGCTATGTCCGAAGAAATGGGTGATAACG